CAAAGAGTTGCACACATTATTTATACAAGCTCTGCAGCGGTTTATAGCGACAATGCTGAGGCTCACAAAGAGAATGATGTTACACCAGCACCAACTATCTACGGTAGGTCTAAATTACTAGGCGAGCAGATTATTAGCCAAGCCTGCCCTAACCGTACTATTTTGCGACTTGCCAATGTTTACGGTAACGGCGATGGTAATGGCGCTATAGACATTTTCAAGCGTGGTGGTAATAAGATTTATGGCGATGGCGAGGATGTCCGCGATTATGTGCATGTTAGTGTTGTGGCTGAGGCAATAAAGCGTATTGCTCTAAATCCTAGCGCCTACAATAAAGAAATATTTAATATATCCAGCTTTGAGCCAGTTACTACTAATGAGGCTTATGCCAAATACGGCAATGAGGGCTTACCGGCTGAACATCTGCCAGCTCGCGGCTTTGATGTTAAATACTCGCTGCTATGGAATGCCAAGGCGAAAGAGGCAGGGCTAATAGATGCGAATTAGTGTAACTGTCATGGCTGTGCCTGCTCGTAAGCTGCAGGCTGAGTATTTAGCGGCTATTCTGCGATACTACCCATTTACGGATGTTTCTGTTACCTATGACCCTGTTGCTGATGGTACACATGAGTCTGAATGGAATAACGGCGCAAATGCACTTAAAGCCGGGCTAGGTAAAGGGGATTGGCATGTAGTTATTCAGGATGATGCCATACTGACACCCAATTTTTACGAAAATATTGAGGGTGCTATAAACAACGCTCCTAGCAAAGCAATTATATCGCTATATACCGGCAAAGCGCGCCCATTCCCTCAAAGGGTTACTGAGGCAATAAATAAAGTGGTAGATGAGACCTTTTTGCAATACATCCTGCTTATGTGGGGTGTGGGAATCGTTTTACCTACCAGCCATATAGAGCCTTTGCTAGATTTTGTTTCGGACCGTACAGAGCCTTATGACACTCGCATTGGTATTTTCTATCAGCGCAACCGCTTGCCGGTTTACTACACTGTGCCTAGCTTAGTAGACCATGATGATGATTTAGGCACTGCAATCCCCGGACATGGCACAAAGCCCGGCGCTAGAGTGGCACACAGGCTTGCTACAGGACCAGTAGTTTGGAATAACAGAGTTATAACCATCTGACACACAAAAACGCCCATTACAGGCGCTTTTGTGCTTTAAACCACCACCTCACATGATGGTTAGGGCTGGCTGCTGTACGGACCAAAGAGCAACTTGGCTCATCCATACCATTGAACATCTATTAACCTGCTGCCTTGCGGCATTCTGGGGCGCACCAGCCTTATGCTATTTTACCCGGTAATTATCCTAAGAGCATCAGCTTTAGTAATGATTTTGCCATACATAGAGCCGGACAAGTCTTTAGCTATTCCGTTTAGCAACTTGCGGCGCAATGTCCTTGGGTAGTGCTGTGCCATATACTGCCACTGCACTCTATAAGCCGCAACCTCCTCATCTAGCCTAAAGTTTACATCTGTTAAGTAGCGCTCCCACCACTCATCAGGGTTTTTTTGCCGCTCAACATGTACAAGCTCATGTGCCATTAAATCATCACTAAGCGTTTCAAACATTGGACTATAGATTTTATCGCCGTATGTAAATACTATTGCCGGGTTATTCTTAACCGCCGGTATATGCTTGCAAATCAAGTCATAGTTTGGCGGATAGTCTTTTACTATCTCAGCCATTCCGGGCGCTCCATATACCACTCAACGGTATTTTTAAGGCTCTCATCAAAGGTTAGTGGCGCTTTCCAGCCTAGAGCCGCTAGCTTTTCGCCATCTAATGCATACCTTAAGTCATGTCCGGGGCGCGAGCTGTGGAAATCAGTAAACTCATAGCGCAATTCTTTACCTAGGATGGCTGCCACCTTTTGGGCAAGCTGTAGGTTATCAATTTCGTACTCGCCAACAACATTGTACCGGGCTATATCTTTGCCGGTGCTATACTTTGGAAATTCTACATTTTTAAGTAGGAATACCAGAGCATCAGCTTGGTTGCGAGCATGTAGGTAGTAGCGGCTGCCAATCTTGCTGCCATCGGCATTGGCGTGGATGGTTAGCAACCTGTTTAGCTGTACGCTTTTAATGACCATTGGCAAGTATTTCTCAGGGTCTTGCATTTCGCCTATGATGTTCATTGTGTTGGTTATGCAAATCGGCAAATCGTAAGTGCGCCAGAATGCATAGGCAATATCCTCTTGAGCCGCTTTAGATGCGCTGTATGGGTTGCTTGGGCGGTGTGGCTCGCCCTCTTTGTGGTTATGCCCCTCTGGTGCAGGACCATAAACCTCATCAGTGCTGATTTGAATAAACTTATCCACAGGGTTTTGCCTAATGTACTCAAGCATCGTAAGTGTTAAATGCACATTATTCTCAATAAAGTCGCGTGGGTCAGTTATGCTGCGGTCTACATGGCTCTCACTAGCCATATTGATTACATAGTTTATTGGACCAATGCGCTCTACTAGCTGCTTGCTGAATGGTGCTTTTAGGTCATGGGTAATGACTGTTAAGCGCTCGCGCCAATCGGGGTGGTTATCTAGCATTTCAGTAATGCGGTCTGTTTTACCTTTATGCCTAAAGCTATCCAAGATGGTTACATGCCAATCTGTATTGTGCATGATGTGGGCAAATGTATGCCCTCCAATAAAGCCGCCGCCGCCTGTTAGTAATAGATTTTTCATTGTTTTGCCTCCTCAGCATCATCATCCGCAAACACATCAGGAAAGCGGACTTTCATATTTTCCATAAACTTTGTTTCCTCTGCCTCAGTGTATTCAACATCCGGCAGCTCTTTGCCCTCTACAATCATCTCATAGAGCTTAGTAATGCCGGTACTGTAAAGCCGTATATCAGGGCGCTTAATTGATATGCCAATCTGTTTACCCTCTGAGTCGCGCATAGTCTGCGATGAGCCGGGGTAGATGTAATAATCCTGCTCTAAGCGTAATTTGCTGACTAGGTTGTTAATCCATTCATTGGCTAAATCGTCTTTTGGGTCTGGTGGCATCATAGTATTTACTCCTTTATTTCGTAATAACAGGTTAGGTTTGCACAAATAACTTTTTCCACTTTAGTCTCAGCAGGCTTATTAGACATAACAGTAATGATGATGATTGCTACAAAGAAAAATAGTACAAATGCTACAAAATCTCTCATATCAATCTTGCCTGCTTATCGCTGCTCTGTGGGTAATGAGGGCGCACACCAACAGGGTTGCCGTCATCATCAAAGTATTCAAAGCTCGTTTGTATGTAATCCTCGCCACCTAGCCGGTCTTTCAAGTAAATGGTTTGGTCTGCCCGGCTCTGAATGGCGTTATCTTTTACTAAAACATATTTAGGTAGTGGAATATCGCCGCGCAAGAAAGCCCAACCGTTGCGAGTAACTAGCCAATGGCGTGGTACTACCTTGCCATCCTTTTTAACCTTTGCAACTATGCCATGAAAGCGCAAGTGGTGGAAATTGCTATATAGCTTGTATTCCTCTGGTGCGCTAATATCGCGGACCATAAAATCATTCTGCATAGTAGCCATGACATGACTAGCGGCGGCTTTGAGCATTCTTATTTTGCCTGCGCCTAGCACCTCTTTACGCTGCATCTGAATGCGCTGACCACAGTGGTTACATCGCTCTGACAGTGGCTGTACTGCCGGTGGCTCAATTTGTGGCATGGTTGTAACCCCTCACTTTGGACCAGCCACCACACTCAGGTACATTGCCATGCATCTGATGGCGGCAGGTATAGCCCAAACTTTCCTTTTCGCAATCAAATGGCTCAAACCATCGCTGCAGATTAATAAAAAACCTTGCTATTGCTAACCTCATAACTTGCCCTCCTGTATTATTAATGGAATTTGCTTTTGCCAACTATTATCATAGGCGGTTATGCCACTGCCGCCGATGGTAATGCCCTCTGGCTTTTTATCGGGTGCATCGTACTTGTGCATTTCGCCTAGTCTTAATAGCCATTCAGGTATCAGCTCAAGCAATCGTATGCACCGGCTGCGGTCATCGGCATCGCTAGGCGGCATAAAGCCAAATGGCTGCTCGCTGCTAAAGCCGGTCATATGTTTGGCTATTGCCTTGGATGATGTGCCGGTAGAGCCAGCCAGCGCCCAAAACAATGCACGCTGCTCCACACTCTTGCCATGACAGATAGCAGGTTGGTTGCAGGATGGGCAACAGCCAACACCGTCAATCATTTTGACACTCAGCATACTTGTGCCGTTGCCATAGTTGCGGTTACATATCTTGCTCATAGCCCAAATAGCGCGTTAATTGTCTCGCGCCCCTTTTTAGCTTTTTCTAATTCTTGGTCTGCATCTTGCAATTCCTGATTTGTTTCGGCTAGAGCTAAAAAGGCATCTATGCGTTTCATCATTGAGCGCTGCCTAGAGATTTTATGCTCTGACTCCTCAAGCGGTGCTAATATGCCAGCAACTGCGCTCATAGTGCTATTGCTCTCTGACAGGTTTTGCTTTAGCTCTTTAAGTGCCTCAACCTCATCAGGGGTAAGTAATCCCACAAACATAATAAGGTTTTGTATTCTTGCTGCTAACTCATATTGAGCATCTAAATCTAATTTACTCATTACATGCCTCACTTTCATGCTCGCGGCATGGCTTATAAATATTGCTATACCAGAGCGCTTGCTTTCTGGCTGCATCTACTTTTTTAATGATGCCCTTTTTAGCTCCGCGCTTTAATACGCCGCCTAGTGGTGTGTAGTCATCTAAGCCGTAACTAGCTGACTCTAAAAATATAATGAGCATATCTGCCACTATGTATTGATTGTCGCGTGCTAAAGCCTCTAAGAGCTTGTCTGCTGCATCGCGCCACGCTTGGCTTTTACCGTCAATCATGTAAGCCCTCCTTATGCCATTGCCTTAGCTGTTTGGTTAATTTAGTATTCGCTTTTTTATCAATCTTTTTTTGGGTTTCGGTGTCATCCACAATTAGCACCTGAACAAATGCTTTATCCAAACATCCGGCAACCGGGCATGTTCTAGTTATGTGTTTGACCTTAGCCATTATTAACCCTCTCCGCCGGGTAACAATTTAATATCATCCAACTGCCCACTCTCAACTGCTAAAGCATACTTTGGTAGCAGGTCTTGGGTAACGGTTTTGCCGCCGGGTAGTACAATATGCGGTAAAAATATCTCTGCAAATGTTTTAACGCCACTATCCCACGCCTCAAGCAGCGACTTAACATACCAGTACAATGCCCGATATAATCGGCGCTGCTCTACCCATCCTATGCGGTCCTCATAATCTTTTGAGTGGTCATAAGGCATGTCTATGCGGATAGTAATAGGCTTTTGGCTATCTGATACAACCGCTTGAAAAGCCACAGAAAAGCCAGCCTCAATGGTAGTGTGCTGGATATTCCAAATGCCGTATTTAGTTAGCTCTTTGCTAATTTCTGCTTGGGTCTTTTCCGGTCGGATTGTTGTGCCGCTATAGGCTTTATATGATGGGGTCAATGGCGTTTGCATTACTTACCTCCGCACTGCGCCACTGGTTGCGCTGTATTAAAGGCTGCATCATGTTCTGCAATCGCCTGCTGCTTTTCAGTTGTGCCGGTTTGATGGCTGGCTACAAAGGCGGCTATACAATCCTTTTCGCCTTGCTCAGTAGAGAATGCCTTAATGCATTCAGGTACTGCCGGGTCAGAGTTATCACAGCTATCAACCGGGTTTGACCATCTATCCGGGTATTGGCAGTTGCTGTGGTCAAATGCCTGCGCTGCGCTGGCTGGCTGTGGGCGCGTTTGAGCAGGGGCAATGAGTAATGTGCCAACTACTACTATTTGTAGGACCAGAGCGCCGCCTAGTAGCTTGTTTAAGGTCATTGCTTGCCTTTCCATTTGTCAATCAATACGCTAGCGCACATTGTTGCAAAGAAAATTATGATTAGTATCTGCCACCATTCCATGTCAAACCTCCATTTCGTTTGTTAGCGCCATTAAATAAAACTCATCGCCAGTGTGCAGGTAGGTCTCAAACAGCTCGGCATTTTCCTCAGTAGCCGGGTAATATTTGCCATCCACTTTGAATATCAAAATAACCTCTGCCTTGCGGCGCAAAACTTTGCCAACTAATTGCGACATTTTAACGCCCATCCTTTTTACCCTTTAAAGCCTTATCAAGCTCCATGTACATAGCTACAAATTTCTCATGCTCTTTTTCGGTAATGGCATCAATTTCTTTTTTAGCCTCGGCAGCGGCGTATTTCATAGCCTCAAATATCATAATCCAGCCATGCATATATTCCGGGGTGCGCTCGGTAAATGTCCACTTCTTAGCAGCGCCATCTTTCTCTACCATTGAGACAGTTTTTTTAACAAAATCCAGCTCAACTACAATGCTGATGCCAGCCTTTGTATAAACCCGGCGTACAAATAAATCTCTGCTAGTACCGTCTGCCATTACTTCTTACCTTTCTTTAGCTGCCTGTATGCAGCGTTTAATGCTTGTGGCTCGCCTTTTAGTATAACGACTGTGCCGCGCATGGTACTGTCTACAATAATGCCTGAGCTGTACATGAGCTTTGCTAGCTGGTCAGCCTTGCCAAAACCTATTTGCATTTTGCGGCTTAGAGTAACGGCATCTACGTAGCCAGTGCTGATGGTAATAAGTACAGCCTGCCGGACCTCGTTTTTGGTAAGCGGCTTTTTGATTAATGCTGTGTAGCCTTTCATGCTGCCGCCTCTCTAGCATTCAGCTCCTCAATTATTGCATCAGCATGGCGGTATACCATCCTGAGTGCTGTAGTAAAATGGCTGCCGGGATTTTCTAAACCAAAGAAATATGCAGGGTCTTTGGTCTTATCAATAAAATCGCATACCCAAGCTATTGTAAGGTCATCTGGCGGCGGTAGTTGCTCATCGTGCATACGCCGGTAAATCTCTACAGAAAACCAGTTATCGGTCATGTTATCCCACTGCTCATGCCCTTTACTGATTTTGTATTTAGCGAATAGGTCAGCCTTAGTAATCACTTTTCCCTCACAATCGCATTGGCATCGCCAAGCCGGGTGCTTTGGATGTCATCTACTGCAATTAATAAATCGCAATGAGCTTTAATATCTTGATGCTCTAGTTTGCTAGCATAGCGCCAAACATACTTATCTAAGCCTAGGCGCTTGCCCCACATTTCGGCGTACTGCTTGCCACCGCCGGACCACACCACAATGCGGATATTTTTATAGGTGCTTAAGACCATTAGGGTATTAATCTGGTGGACTATAGGCACATCGCCATCATTGACTACGCCATGCTGCCGGTCAGCGCTGCCATTGCGTATTAGTGTGCCATCAATATCAAAGGCGAATATGAGCCGTTGCATTTTGCCGTCATCAGAGCGCGGTAGCGCTGCAGGCTTAACCATATCCATAGCTGTGCCGGTCATTGCTTTACCGTAATCTTTGTGGACTTAGCTTTTGGCTTAGTGGCAGTTTCTGCAGTCTTACGCTGCTGCTTTGATGCTGTGCTTTCTTGGTCATCATCAAGGAAATTGCCTAGGCTGGTATCGTCATCATCTAATAACAATTCATCCGTACTAAAGCCTAGCTCTAGTGGCTCATCTTTGATATTTAAGATTTTTTTAACTTTTTTGTCGGCTTCTCGGTAGGTGCTAACTACTTTTAGGATTTTCGTATAATCCTGCTGGTTAATGTCGCGTAAATAATCAACTACATCTTGGTAGCTGGTTTCCGCAACCGGCGCTGATTTTTTATTAAATAGACCCATGTAATCCCTCCAATTCAGATTACCCTTAGTGTAAATAAACTACCTAGAGTTTGTCAATACATAATTGGTATCTACCGCATTCAAATGGTGGATAACTGCTTGTGCTATATCCTCAGTAATGCCATTTTCCCATGTTGTTTTAAATAGCCATTGTTCTGGCAAAAAGTCAGCATCATCATCCAATATGGCGTATTGCTCAACTGCCGGGTGGCGGTCTAACCACTCCTGCACCTCAATGCCTCGCTCTACAACGCCACGCTTTGCCCCTGCCTGCATATCTTTGGTTGTATCAATGAAGTGGCACACATCGCGCTTAACAACCGCCCTAGCCTCCGGGTAGAGCCTCCAAGTGCTGCTTAGGACCACCAAGCATTTAGTTTCAGCAATAATTTGCCGGACCAGCTTTACGGCAGCCGGGTCAGTACCATGCCAAGGATTGTTACCCTGCTTAACCCATGTTGCTGAATTACAAACCCCATCAATGTCTAAAAACAATACTTTCATTTAACTGCTCTGCTCGCTGTCTTTCAAAGTTTCTATTACCCTCTTGCCACCACTGATATATTAGCAAGCTATATAGTACCAGCGCCACTAGAAATAACAGCCACCAAACCCGGCGCATTATTTTGCAGTGCCTAGTACATTTTCTTGGTAATATTGGCGCGGACTTTTGCAATTTTTTAGTGCAGTAGCCATCTGCTTTTGCGATATGCCCTTTTTGTCAGCGTAATATAACAGCTCCTCAAAGCCAGCCTGCCCGTTTATGTTAATAAATTGCTGCGCTTTGCGTACCCAATACCTTTGGAACTTACCAAACTGGAATTTAATTAGCTTGTCATGCACATAAAGGCGCAAATCTGCTTGGACCTCTTTAACTTTTTCAACAAATTTATAAGTGCCGTCTTTAATCATTTTGCACATCTTGGCAAAGTACCGGCTAGGCTGGTCTTTGGTAAGTGCTGTCTCTACCATATTTGCCCACTCAGCCGACTTATCCATGCGCTCTAGTTTGATTTGTATACTTCGGTAGAATGGCAAAAAGCGCTGGTCGTCTATGAGCTGCGCTGCATCCCCTAACCTCTGTAACATTGTTTTTTTTCTTTGGTCGTTAAGACTGTAAGACATTAGTACCCTCCAATTTCTTTGTCTGGTCTCCAATATAGCATTGCCATAATTGTTTTGCCAAATGCCAATGTGCATAAGCCTGTGCAAACTGTGGAAAACTCCCCATAGTTACTGTGTTTCTATATAGTATGTAAAAATGTTCTAATTGAACATATCTATATAGTATGTAAAAGCCGAGTATTAACAGAGGTGGTTAGCCGCGCTGATGAGTAAGTTGGTGGGCAAAGGCACTATGGTTTTTAATAATCCACTTAATGCGGTACATATGGAATTGCTTACGATTGGCTAATTTGCCATCAATGTAGATGGGTAAAAATTCGCCGGGTTGGTAATTGTAGTATTTGTTTTTGATTGAGTTAATCATAGCTACATATTAGCACAAACACACAACTTTGTCAATAGCGCAAGGCTTGACATGCTTTACCGCAAGCATGATAAACTCTAATGGTCTATTAATGTTTTAGGAGACAAAAAGCGAGCCGCGCTATCTACCCTACCTTGAGGCTCATGTATTATGAAAACCCTGATTACTACACTGCTGACGGTATCAATTTTAGCGACACCCTCAGTTGCTGCAGCGCAATCATCATTGCCTTATAGCAAGCAGTTTGACTTTTTAAGCCTGCAGATAATTGATAAGCCAGCCGCGCCACTCATTAAGCAGCCTACGGAAACAAAGCCGGTTACAGAGCCTACAAAGCCTGAGCCGGTTATTTATATTGTGGTCAGTGGCGACAACCTAACTAAGATTGGTACAGCCTACAATGTGGAATGGCAACGCCTATGGGCTAAGAATACTCAGCTTACACACCCGGACCTTATCCATGTTGGCGACCAAATAACCATTCCTGAGCCGTCTGAGACACTATCGCGTGATATACCGGCTGCAGTTGCCTTGCCTACCACAACGCCCGGTGTAGCGCCTAGAATGAGCTTTGATGGCGGAAATACTTACGACTATGGCTACTGTACTTGGTATGTTAAAAACCGCCGGGGCGCATCCATCCCTAATAGCCTTGGTAATGCCAACACTTGGTATAGCCGGGCTGCAAGCGGTGGCATGGCTGTTGGCTCAACACCGCGCGCCGGGGCTGTTGGTACTACTACTCGCGGCTCACTAGGTCATGTGGTTTATGTGGAAAGCGTTAATGCTGACGGCTCAATAAATATCTCGGAAATGAATGCGCCGGTATTTGGCGGCGTTACTTATCGGACCGCTGGCGCTGGCGAGTTCCTATACATCTACTAATCAAAACGCTATCACAAATAGCACACTTGCCCGGCTCAAGCTGGCTGTAATGCCCCTCGCATTCGTAAATAATCATCTAGGTACTATTGATGCCATAGGTAGGTACTCCCCTTTAAGGTCATACATTAGCTTTAGCACAATATACATTTTGCCGTCTATAAGGATTTTCTCGCCGGTTGGAATGCACACTAGAGCCGGTATGCCCTTATTGACTGATTTGTACATGCCCCTGCTCATGCGGCTTGGTCCGGCGGTTCGGGTGGCGCGGTCAGTTCTAAAACACTATCTGGCACAGCTACCAAGCCTCTGGCTGCCAGTTTGCCCATTGCCTCAGCGTTGTCAGCTAGAGCATCGCGGACCTGCTCATCAAAGTCATCAAAGTTAAAGCGCCTACTCATTTCTGCCATAAGCATTAGTATAACAAACCAAAAGCCCCACCAGCGCGGTAGGGCTTTATTTGGCGAATTGGAGTTCTAGGCTAGCAGGTTGTCTTACGACCTAAAAGCCATGAGCTACATCATACCATTATGGATTGACCACTACCACTGGTAGTTTTCTCTTTCTTAAAGCGAATTGCCCCATAGTAAGCAAATGCTGCCGCCTCTGTGGGGTCGCTTTGTATATCGCTATTCATACTGGCATAACCAAACATGCCATCCTTGCCAATGGACCGCTTTTTAACTGTACGGATTGAGACATTTAAAGCTGGTTGGTTAAAGTGGGTTAGCAATTTCATTTCTATGGCAGTGTGGAATGCAGCATAGGCAGCGCCAGCCTCTTTAGCATTCGGTGTCAGTATGCGCTTGGACATTTTCTTTTCGGTGCGTACAAGCTCCTCTACCAATAACTGAGTACCGGCTGCGCCGTCAATGATAATCTTATTGGCTTTGCGCCAGCGATTATTATCCATCAAAAACATTACTATCCAGCCTGTACCGGCGCTCATCGGCTTACGCTCTACAATTTCAACATGGACCTTGCCATCCGGCATAATCACGCCTACAGCTAGTGATACGCTGCTGCCATCAGGCGCAAACTTAACGGCATAAACCATCATTGGATGCTCAGGCAGCTCTACCTTTTCAACTGCCAGCGGCGACCAAAGCTCATCAGAAATGGCGCGCATTGTTTCTACCCCTGCTATCCAGCCAAGGCGCATTTTATTAAAGCTATCCACCGCCATTTTGTTAGCCTCGTTTTTAACGGCTCTAAGCATAAGGAAATAGCCAAGGCTTGGGTTAGCCTCATACCAAGCATCCTCATCATGTGGGTCGCGCATTGTTTCTACTGACCACTCCTGCCAACAGGTCTCAACATCTTTGCCGTCTAGTACAGCTTTTCTTACGCGCATAAATACAGTGCCGCTAGAGCCACCGCTTGGCGGCGTACCGGCGCGGATAGTCTGGCTGTTCTGACTCTTACCGGCTGAAATGGTAGGCAGCAATGCCTCCTGCTGTGCATCAGTTTCCTCTTGGTCCTCATCCAATATTAAACAGTCATTGGTCATACCCAAGCCGCCGGTGCGTGTTCGGGTTCGGAATTGGCATACACCCCTGTTGCGTAATTCTACATAGTCAAAGCTCTTAGGCTCTTTATCAAATTCCTCAGTTAGCAGGTCGCGTATTTCCTCCTCGGCATCATAGAAAAACCTAAGCACGCGGCGCTTAATAGCACTAACCGTTTTATCAGAGTGGGCGGTATAAACTAGCGACTCGCCAAGGAATACCATGCCACCAATAATGCGAGCAATCAGCAATTCGGATTTGCCGTTTTGTCGCGGTACTAGCAAGCCACACTCAGGGTTTACCCATTTCCAATTACCCTCACTGTCTAGCTCTACAGCCATCCACCTATAGAGAATTGCTTTTTGCCAAGACAGCAGCACAATACCGTAATGCTCAAGCAGCCTAATGGTTTTATCGGCTAACCAAATATCGCCATTGCGGAATATATCAATACGCGGCTTTTGATTGCCATAACGCTTTTTAGGTTTCTGGCTATTGGCTTTTGGTGTGCCTTTGGATTTGCTTGCCTTAATCATTTTTCTACATCCTCTATAGTTACTCTTGATGCAAAGCTAGTGTTACGCCTGCCACCGCCATTTGAGCCGGGGCGCTTTTTACCCTCCGTCTTAGATACCTTTGCGCCGGGCATATCATTCAATAACTGACCAAGCACAGTTTCCTTTTTAGGACCAAGCCGCTTTTCATAATCGCTAATGGCTGTCATCACTTCCGTCAATTCACGCGCTAGGGCTGCCGTATCGCGCGCTCCTGCGCCTTTCTCTAGCTTTTCGGCTAACTTATCGCGTGTCGCCATTAAAACGCCCATACGGTCATTCTTGAGCGCCATAGCCATAATGCCAGTACCCTCTTTGCCTTTTGGACCACTCAAAGATGATTGGTGGATTTTGGCAATGCGCTGTGGGTTACTGATAATGTCATGCCACATTCGTAATGCGCTATAAGCCTCAGCATCTAGCATGTCCTGCCCAATGCGGACCAATATGCGGATGTGGCTAGCTGGAAAGCCTTTAAAGTAATTAAGCCAATGGTCATAGTCCGGCTGCTTGGTAATTTTAATCTTAAGCTGCTGCTCTACATAGACCTCACACAGCGCCTTAAACTCATCCTCTGTAAGAGCATAAAAATGCTTTTCAAACATAGCCGGGGTAATCTTTGACTGCGCTGGTTTCTTTTTTTGAGCAACTTTTTTACTCGGCTTGGCTATTGCTTTTTTACTTCCCTTAGCAGGTAGCTTTTTAGCCTTAAGCACATCTTTAACAGCGGTAGGCTCTGATGGTTTTCTGCTTACCTTATTTTGCGCTGGTTTCTTTTGGGCTGCCATAGTTAGCCCTCATCGCTTGCGCGGAAACCCATAGGCACTTTTGGTGCTGGATATACGCCCGGACCTTTATATTTGCAGTATGCCTCTGGCACATAGACCTCTTTGAGTGCCACATTGTCATCAGTGGTATAGGGCTGGATAATCCAATAAACTTGCCCACTAAGATATACGACCTTGCCGGTTGCAATGCCTATTGTTTTAGAGGTTACATCCTCTAGCTCATCGCCTAGCTTAATACCCTTTTTTGACATGCGGTAGTAAGCCTATTCTGATTTGCCAAGTTCAAAGTGAAAGCCACAGTTTGGGCAAGTTACATCATGGGGCTGGTGTTCGCCTTTGTCTTTTTCATCATTGCCGCCACCGGCATCAAATTTAAAGTCAGCGCCCCACTCTTTAAGCTCATCTATATCATATTCATTGGCTAGAATATCGCTATCCCAAGTACCGGCATGGGCATTGTCTTTAATGATAAACTCGCGCTTTTTAGCCTCACTGAGACCAAGCACCTGCTTAACGCGGACATCCTCATATTGCAATTCCTCTAGGGCATAGGTCCGCATATTGCCAGCTAGGATAAGTTTATTCTCATCAATAACAATTTCCCTGATGTCTTTCATTTCAGGAAATTGCTGCAGAGATTTAACCAGCTTTTCATGGTCTTTTTTGTTTTTAATATGGCGAGGGTTTTTATCGTTGTGGACTAGATTAGCTAGCTTTTCAACATAAATTTTTACCTCAAACTCTTGCTTGCCCATTCCATCTTCTCCTTTCTTAACCGGGTAGTTCCCGTATATGGTTTGGTTTATGTTGTGATTATAGCATAAGGGCTACTGTATAATAATGTTATACAGATTGGAGGTAGTAAACTTATGGACCGGACACCAAAAAAGCCCTGTAAGCATTGTGGGCTAATGGGGCATTTCGCTTACGCCTGCTACCAAAACCCTAAGCGAGCGCTCAAACAGCTCAAGCGCACTGAGCTAAAACGCTCTACCAAGCCAATTAATAAGATAGGCAAACAAACAAAGCAGTGGTTTATTACTCGCGCCACATGGATTAGAAAAAACCCACCGCCAATAGAGGGTAAGTATTGGATGTGCTACCTGCGTATACACCCTTGGTGTCCGGGGCGCATTGATGTGGCGCATTTAACCTTGGACCATGTTGTTAGCCGCACTAGAGATGTTACTAAGCGCTTTGCGCTGGACAATCTTAAGCCTGCCTGTATTTACTGCAACGGCGAGAAAGGCAGCAAATCACTTGACCAAGTTAAGCCTGATGCTGTATAAAATAGTTATTCAATAACAAAATAAATATTGACCAATATAAAAGAGCGCTGTGCGAGGGCGCTCTTTTTGGTTAGCCTACATATGCAAAGCCAAGGAATACTAACACAAAGGTTACTAGACCGGCGATGCCTGCGTACTTGTTGTTTGATGTCTTATCAAAAAGACAGCCTACTAGGTATACCACTGCGGCTACAACCAGCGAATAAAGAAAATGCATACTAACCCCTTATGATTAAATTACGCGCTGTATTATACCCTATTTTTTGCGGCTGTTCTGTAAGTAAGCTATCAGCGCTGCAGGTATACCCACTAAAAGCGCCAAGCCTATCAGTAAATCAAAGCCCTGTGTCTTAACAAAGTTATTGGTGTAATCGCTTACGCCGGGCAACTGCCACAAGCCATAAAAGAATGCAACCACTGCCGCGCCTACACTCTGTAGGAATGTACGGACTGACTTTGCTTTTGGTGTGTTGTTATTCGGATTTAGTAAGTTAGTGTCTTTCATATTAACCCTTTCCTAATATTTTATTTAATTGGTCGCCTAGCCAGCGCATAAATGCATTGCCGGTTTTCTCATCCTCAGCCTTTTCTTTTTCTAGCTTGTCTAGCTCCGCTTTGGCTGCATCTGCCTGAGCCTTTGCATCGGCTGCACTCTTTACCAGCTCGTCAAGCTGCGCCTGTGTGGGGCGCTTGGACAGGTCTGCGATTTGTTGGTTTAGTTTGCTGAGGTTGTCAGTGGCAGTAGCAAGCTGCTGCTCAAGAGCCTTAGCCCTATCATCTGCCTTAATCAGCCGGGGCAGAGTTTCGTTTTTCCACTTTAACCCCTCTGCTGAGTTGTAGAATTGCCATACCTTGCCATTGGTTTCTTGCCCAACATGGTTTTTGTTTAAGTCGCTATCATAGTCGCCATCTAAAGCATTGCCCTTACCATTAGAGCCATTACGCCCTAGTATGCCAAATGATAGTATTCTAGCTATTCCTAAGTCTGTAATACTCATCGGGTTATCCTCCTTTACCCACTTATCAAAATTAACAAACTGCTGACCTTGCGAAATTGGGCGGGTGTTCTTAGTAGTATACAACGCCCTTGCGCCATTTGCCTCATAGTTAGCCTCGCCTGCTAAGTCTATCCAAATATGACCATAGTGTACGCCATCTATAAAGCCCATGTCTCGGTTTACTACAATGGTAAGCCAGCCTTTGCCGGATGTGCCTAAGCCTTGGCGTATGTAGGTATCGCCAGCATCTATTGCATTACCGCGTGCTGCATATGGATTGGGTACACCCAAAAACTCCATGAGTGCCTTGGTAAGAGTTACACATTGACCATTTAAGCTAGGGTAGCCGGGGTGGGGCGCAATCTTGCCAACCTGACTATCAAGAAACGCGCGTATCTCAGCTTTGGTTCTCGCCATCGTCAGCCTCCATTACTTCGGACTCAGGCACATAGGTTTTCAGTGCTTTTTTACTGATTTCTGGTTGTTCGTCAGCCATAGCTTAACCCCTTTTCTATACAAGTATTATATCACGCTTGCGGTTTTACCAAGGATTTGATAGCGGCACAGGGTTGGTTACTTGCTGCCCTGCGTAATCCTCAGCCATCTTAGCGCCCTTTTTACGGTTGCAGCGATGATGTGTAAGCTGCAGGTTTTCTAATGCGTACAGCAAGCCACCACGCGAGCGCGGCAATATGTGGTCTACCTCTACTGCAAAAGGCGTGTTCTTAGGCGCATCTAGGTCAATGGGTGTATGACATATCGCACATACAGCATCTAAGCTAGCAATCGCGCGCTTGCGTGCTGCCGCCCATTCAGTACCGTTTAGCTTAGGCACAGTTGGTATGAAACCATCCATAGGTTACTCCTTGTTTGGTTTTGGCTTTGCGCTTAGTTCAGGATTTAGCATATTTTCATGGGTAACTGCATAGCCGTTATCTTTTAAGAATTTAATGCGGTCATCATGGTTTACGCCAGAAAAATCTTTCCAGTTTTCCTCATAAAGTTTATCCCATTCTTTATCAGTCAGCTCTAAAGTGTCCGGATATTTCTTGCGGTCTGTCGCAATAATTCCAAACTTTTTTTCATATTGGCTTAGTTTAGACATTTTAATACTCCCCTATTAATGAGCCGCTTAAGAAATTAAGAGATTGTGCCGGTGCTGTTATATCAAAGTTGTTGGCAGCGGTGTTTGAGGTATGGTACAGCTCTATATAGTCGGTTGCCGCCAGCTTGATGGTGGCTGATACACTACTGCCTGCAAAGGTGTCTGCACCAGTAGAAGTGCCTGCACTATATAATGCACCGTTTTTATAAAGTAAGGCTATACACCTAGCGCTAGCGCCGTTAGCGAAACGAATACCACCAGAGAATTGATAAATGCCATTGACCGGCGCTACAAAGCGCGAGTTGGTAGCACTATCAAAATTTGAGCCTTGGTCAAAGACCTCGCCATTTAAAGTAACTTTGGCAGAGCCGTTAGTTGTCGCTTGAGTGCCTGATGCCTTATATCCATAGAATGCTACAGTAGCGCTCAACCTTTTAAGAGCGATGCTGCCCTCTGTTACCATAGCATCAGTTATAAAATTAGTTAGACTCTGCAGGTAAGTCTTGAGTAGCGTAAGAGTCCATTTTTTAGTAGTAGTAACACTGGTATCAACAATAGGCGCTTCATCGGCGGCATCTGCTGTTGTCATTGGTGGTAGTGCGCTAATCTTTGGCATAGTTCTTTTCCTTTATGGTTATTATACCCTAACTTGGGGCGGATGGGTTAGCAATAGTTTGCTCGTTAGTTAGCTCGCGCTGCAGGCGTTGCACTTCGTCATTCATGCGGATTGGCAAGCGCCCAAGTGTCAGCAAGGCTATGCCATCGCTAAAGTTTGGCTCGCGGCGTACAACCTGCAGCACCATGTCATCAATGAAATTGCCAAAGTTTTTAAAGCCAATGGTTACGCCCGGTACAAACTGCGTAATGTCTACATGCTCATCTTTAATTAATAGCGTGGTCTCTTGCTTTTCGTCCGCATTTTCCTCAATAAAGCTGTCGCCAATAGCATCTGCGGTGGCACTCAGAGTTATGCGGTTATCGGATTTAGTGGCAGTACGGATGCCGTAATTGCTGGCGCTTTCGCTGTCAGTATAGTCGCGGAATAGGTTTACTCCGGCAGTTGGACCGCCAGAAAGCAGCAGGTAGTTTTTTACCTGTTCAATGGTCATGGCTAAAGTAAGCTCTGTGATGTGCCTGCCGCGTACAACCGTAAAGTCAGCGTTTGTAGACTGCTGCTTAATGTCAATCTCTGCAGTACCTAAATCAATGTATGAGTAATAACCTGTAGGGCATAGCTCAATAATCTTTTTAATGGCATCTAGGATGGTTGCTACCACAAATGTATAAGTCAGTGATAGCCCGGTTGCCTCAAAGTCGCGCTCAGTTATGTAGCCACCGCGAGCATTGTAGTCTAGCAAAATGCCATGCGCCATTTCCGAAACAGGGTCGTCAGTAGTGTAGGTGGTTGTAGTGGTTGGCGCGCCATATGCGGTTACAAAGTACAGGTCGCCTGTTTCTGATAACCAACTGCCGCCGCCTGAGCCACCACCATAGTTTGAGTTGTACTTTGTGCCATCTGCATACACATCTGTAGAGGCATTTGAGATACGGATGCTTTGCCCGGCATCCACGCCGACACCAAAGAAATAGTCATCACTGCTGTTTACTGGTATTAGCTGTGAGAAATCAAAGCGCAAAGCCTCCCAACCACTTGTAGATATTGAGCGCGTTACAGAGCCTAAGAAATTGCCGTTAGGCGCATCGTATAAGTAAATGGTTACATTTGCAGTACCGTTAAGCCCTATGGTTATTGCGCCAATGTTTGTTACAGCGCCGCCAGTCCTAAAGCTCTGACCGTACATATTCCAGCCTGCGCCCTTGCCGCCATCTGCACTAATTGTGCTTTCTGAGCCAGTAGAGGTTTGGACTACATCATTTGTATAGGCGAATGGATAACCGCGAGCAATAAAGTTGTTCAGGTCTAAGCCATCGCTATAGACAGTTATTTTAACCTGAGCATCAGCGCCGCCATATTTAAAATCAATGCGGTTTATCTGACCGCTAAACATCAGCTTGCCATTAGGATAGTACCTATTGTAGAGCCAAGCCTTTACCCTGTTTCCATTCTTAAATATGGCATCATCAGGCGAGTCGCCGGTAGTTATAAGGATGTCTGTGTTGGTTGCCAATATAGGCAGGTCATTTTCAGTGGTTATAATATCGCCAGCCTCTGTAAGCAGTGGCTCTACTGTAACCTCATTCTTAACAAATGTGCCGCAAGTAATCTGTATGGATGAGCCAGCGCTGTTAATGTCCTGAGCAAAGCCAAATTTGCTAGTTACTTTTGGCAGCAAGCCCAAATACCTGCCATCGCTTGAATAAACTTTGTAGTCAATGCGAGTAGGTACATCATTATCAGGCGTATTTTCCATCTCAATATGCCAATACACAGTAATAAATACACAGTCAATAGAGGCAATGCCATCGCCGCCGGAAACATCGCTAGCACTAATATCAATGCTTATGCTGGCAATATCTGCCGGGTCAATGCTAGTTGCACCCCATAAGTCTGTAGGACCGCCATAAGAGCCATTGAGCGCCCCAATATCCTTAAAGGTAGTTCCGGGCAGACTAAGTGTTATATCGCCATAACAGCCGGTCTGTGAGCCATCAACAGAGACAGTTATGCCATCAATCACAGCTTGTGGTGGCAACTGCTGAAAGCCAAAAGCAGAACCGCTTATTTGCGAGTGCTGCCCACCTGCGAATGCGCCCCATGTTGCAGAGCTGCCATCATCGGCAGTAATTCTGGTGGGGTTGCTCCAAGCACTCGCGCCGCCTAGCGCTACTGAGGCTGCTGCTGTGGGTAGCTTAGTAGAGGAGTAATTTTGCTCCATAGCCTACAACCACCTTTTAGTATAGCTAGCTGCCACATCCACTGTGCGAGTTGTAAAGCCGTCTGTGTAGGTAATTGAGTTTGCACCCGGCGCAAGCTCTAGGAATGTACCATTGTAATCAATCTCATCGCCATTTAAGGTTACGATGCGCTGCACACAGTCAATTACTATGACATCGCCATTAACCAAGCCCATGCCATAAATCATAATTTCTTGGTTGTTATTGTCGTTTGAGATAAGCACATAGTCGCCTGCGCCGGTTAGCGCATCAATGGTTATTGTAAATATTGGTAGCTGGTATGGTGCATTGCCGCCCACTGTTGGTGTTTCCGTAAAGGTTGCGACAGTAGAGTTATTGTGTGTGGCAAACAGGGCAGTGCTGGTTGTATCAAGCCCATATGGGTTAGTACAGGTAATTGGCACTTGAAACCTAGCGATGTATGCCCTTTGTGAGCGCTGGATTAGCGGCTTGCCTGCGGTGGCAACATAACGCCTAGTGCCTGAGCCATAGGCAACATCTAGGTTTTTATCTTTTCCTATAAAGTAACCCTTAAATGTATCAATGCGGTTATCTAAATCTGCTTGGCTACTGCCTTTTATAACCCCTGCTAGAGCGATTGGCTTGCTAGGACTATTGATAGCCGGTATTGAGCTGCCATCTGCATCGGCAAGCCCATAGAGGCTCATTGATAAATCAGGACCATCAGTATGGTCAATGACATTGGTAATAATGCCGGTGTCTGTTGCCGGGCTATAAGTCTGTAAATCGTTGCTGTTAAAAGTTAAATCGCCATTCATGCTGTTGCCCCTTGGTTTGGTGTCATGCCCATATCTACATAGATTGTATCGCGGTTAAGCTGTCTAAAGAACTCTTTAACGGCAGTCTCATCGCCAAGCACAACCTTTTCAATATTTGTGGTCTGGTTTCGGGTGTTGTTGCTAACTCCTGCGCCGCCAATAGCGCCTACACCATAGCCACCGCTAAATGCTACTGATGGGTCATACAGTGGGCTAGTCATGCCTACAATGGCTTTATCAGCCATGTTGCTAGCTGCCTTTGCAACCATAGCACTATTTGCATCAATACCTTGTGCTAGACCGGCAGGTACTTGCCTACCAAGCAGCGCGGCAACCTTTGATGGCGAGTGGATGCCTAGAGCTGATTTAATTGGACCGGGTATTTTGTCTTTAACAAAGCCAATGATTTTATCTTTGAGCCAGCCGCCCATATCCTGAATACCTTGCCAAAGCCCCTGCACTACATCTTTACCAATATTAAACAGGTTGCTTGGCTTAAGCACATTGCCGATTGCCTTAATAATATCCCATGCTGCGCCAATTATAGAGCCGGTCATGCTTACTAAGCCTGATATAACTGCTTTGAGTAGTTGCACCCCGGCATCTATCATTTGCCTAATAAATGTTGGATTGGTCAGTACAGCCAGAATGTTTTTAATGATGACCGGCAGGGCTGCTACCAGAGCATTAACAATTATTGGTATAGCGGTAATCAGTGCCATCATAAGCTGCACCATGCCCATTATGATTGCCTGTAGGCTTACAGGGTCAGTAAGGCTGGTAACAATGGCATCCACTATCTGTGGTATAGCTTGAGCAATAATGCCGATAATCTGCGGCAGAGCCTGCAAGAGTGCTAGGAATAGCTGTACAAAGGCTTTTATTAACACAGGCAAAGCTGCTACCAATGTTTGGAATACAGTAGGCAGAGCCGTTATAAGGGCGTTTAAGAGGTCTTGGACAGCCGTAATCAGGGCAGGCACTAATACTGGCAATGCTTTAGCTAAAGCTGGTACAAGCGCCTTTAGGACCGCGCCAATGCCTTGGACAATCTTAGGTAGCATCGCTACAATCTGCGGTATAGCAATCTCAATGGTATTAAGCAGTGAGTCCACAAAACCGTTAATATCGCCTTGCCCGGCTAGTAGGTTATCAAATGCTTTCTTGGTCGTATTAAGCGAGCCGGATAATGTCTCATTTTCTTTAGCATAGTTGCCAGCATATTTGGCGGTCTTTTCCATAAACATCTGCTGCGCCAAGCCCACCTTTTCCTGTATGGACATTTCGGAAGTAGATTTATTGATGCCTTTAGCCATCGCATAAGCGCCAATGGCGGTGTCATTCATTGCGACACCTAAGTTATCCATCATGGTAAAGTTGCCTTTAGCCATGCCGGTAACGGCATCTAGGGCATCTGTGGTGCTTATACCCATGATTGAGGCAATATCTGATGCGCGCTGCATAGAGTCAGCGCTCATGGTCATAGACTCTTTTACGCTAAAGCCTGCGCCTTGGAATAGAGACCCCATTTTGTTAGCGCCTTGTAGAAACTCTTGCTGTGATAAACCGGCACTAGAGTATGCTGTTTTGGCTTTCTCTTGGATGCCTTTAGCAAACTCGCCAAATACCGCCTCAGAGCCGCCTAGTTGCTGCTCTAATTCTGCGGCTGACATAACAGCCTTTGTGGTCAGCGCGGCTAATCCTGCAGCACCTGCGAGCATTCCACCGGCAATGGCAATACCAGCACCCTTAGCAAAGCCGCCTAGTTTGCCTAGCGCGTTTTGGAATGGACCAGAGCTTTTATCTACCTCATCGCCTAATGCAGCAGTAGCCGGACCAGCAGAGCCTTTAAATCCAGCGGCAATTTTGCCTTGGATGCCCTGCATGTTCGGCGTTACTTTGACTGTTGCTGTTCCGATGTCTGCCATTAGTTGGTTTTCTACCTTTAGTTAATGCCAGTTTTGCCGCAACCGTCAGCGTGGTTTTATATTGTAAATTATAACATAACCTGTTTGTTTAGCGCCCTGCATCCTTTGCGCGCGCCAGCACATAATGCCCAATGTAGTTTTGGTGGGCATTTCTGCCCTCTGCCCGGATTTCTGCAATAGCACGCACACCGCGCTTTACAGTACCTATTCTAGTAGTAACTGAAATATTAGGCGGTTGCTTAGACATGCTGCCTGCCATTGATGATGCGCGTGCTGCAATAGCATCTGCCTTTTGTTTTACAACCGGCATTGCCATGACTGTAAGTATTTCCTCGGCGGCGGCTGTGTCTAAATAAAATGATGTATCGCTGCTCATGCCCTAAGTATAGCTCATGCGTAAGGTGGTTACTATATAGGCACTCCCCTACTCTGCCTTGGGTGTCGCCTGAAAAAAGGGCGTAAGGTGTTTGACAGTCTGTAAATTATATTATGATAGGGCAGGGGAGTGGTCGCCACCCCTGTTAAGCGTTGTAATGCCTACAATGCCACTTTTTGCCTAAAAAAGCCAGCAGGGGAGTGGTTTTACACCCCTCGCGGTAGGGCTAAGATGCTCTTAATGTCATCTACACTGCGGCTTTCAGAGCCTTTATTAATTTGGCTAGGCGGCTCTTTGGATTTCATAAAGTCAGGCACATATGGCTTAGGCTTGCGCCGGTTGTGCATGTCTTTCTGCCCTTTCTTAACTGGCGTATCTTGCCACAGTTTCAGCTCTAGCAGGTAGTTAGCTTTATTGGTAAGCATTTCCATCCATCCCCACTGTGCAGCAGGATTAATAGCAGCAAACACCCGGCATTCACGCGGTAATTGAAACAGTAACCTAGCCGCTTTTTTGCGACTTGTGGTTAGAATATCCGCGATGTCTATATGGTAATACTGCTGAAAGTCCGCCTCTAATTCGTCAGGATGCTCGCGGAGTATTCTGATTAGAGCTAGCCTTTTGGGTCAAACTTCTCAATGATAGCCAAGTAAGTATCGCTCAGGATTTCAATACGCATACGCGGCTTGTAGCCCTCTTTGCCCTCATGCTCTTTGGCATCGGCGGCAATAAAATGAGCTTTCAATTTCTCAAATTCCTCAACACCTAAAATGTGCTTTAGCAATGGTAGCACTACTGCAGTCTGACCTTTATGCTCAATGCGCTCAATAAATTCTAGTGAGTCTACATCGTCTAAAAGGTCAGTGTCTACCATGAATTTGTAGCCCTTAACATCAATTTCTTTTACGGTGCTGTCTGTTGTTTGTGGCGTTTCGTCAGCCATAGTGATTGCTCCAATCCTTAATTGTTATGGTCAAATTATAGCATAACAAAAACGCCCCAAAAAGGGGCGCTCTTGCTGGTTGCTTTGGCTGTTAAGAGCTAAGAGCAGTCGCAATGTACTCTTTGTGAGTATCGCCATTTTCATCGGGATAAGCGACAAATACGGCTGGATATGCGATTGCCTCGCCATCAACATAAGTGATTTCGCCACTGCGGTCTGCGATTTGTGCGTAAGGCACAACGATACGCTTGATGCGTCCGCCGGTCATTACAAGCTCAAATACAACAGAAACTCGCGGTAACATCTCATTGGTTTGAGTGATGGTTATTGAGCCATTACCCTCCTCAACGACATTATCACTACCATAGTAGACTTTTAGTGCCTCGGCATTGGTCTCAATGAGATTAACCGTAAACATTTCCTTAAAGGTGGTCTGACCAGTTAAAACTAAGTCGCCGCCCCAAGCGTTTACATCCTCTACATCGGTCTCAACACCATTGACAAGCCCATCCTCGCTGACATAGCCCAAACCTTTAAAAGCTGCATTGAGGGTTGCCCAAGCAGTTGTAGGGAGTGGAGTACCAGCAGGCGCTACATACACAGCACCAGTGGATTTTGGCTTACCAAATGACACATTATCGGCATCATTCATGGTTATGTTTCCTGTACAAGTTTCCGGCACAACATTGCGCTAGGCAAAGCTCTGCTTATGCTAAAGACTATACACTATTTTTCTTTGTCATTAAAGTCATCGGTAGCTAGCCGGTAGATACGCCACAGCAGGTATGACAAAAAGAGTGTTTGTATATGGACCGCGAGCGAGTAAATCAAACTAATCGGCTTAACTGTAGTGGGTCTGCCGGTCTCAATAAAGAGGGTAGCCACATTAATTGCAATCGGTATAAGACCCATAACTATGATTGTCAGAGATATGGCAAATAGTACATTCCTAAAGTGGCTAATGTCTTGGTCAGTAATTGGGTATTTAAACAATTTAACTTGTTTAGCCAGTACTTTGATTATAAAAAACATTGCCACAGCACTTATGGCAAGCAGAATTAGGATGTATGGTATTAGTTCAATCATTTGTTTCCCACTTTTTTTGGCTGATGCCCACCAGCCGCTAGATATATTTTAAGGGTAAATCCATTTTCAACCAAGAGGTCTTTTAGGTGTTGGTTGGTTTCATCTGCTTTTTTTGCAGCATGTTCGCTGGCATTTTTGTGTAACTCAACCTCCACGCGGCTAGTTGCCGGTGGTACTACCACTATAGGTGGTTCTTTTTTCTTACGATTAAGCCAGCTCATAATTAGTTTCTACCTCTAACGGACTCTATTTTACCAGCAAGTAATTCATTTGCCTGTGAATTACCCGATAAAACTATCTGGTCGTTTTTAGCCATTTCCCGGTAATCTACAGTGTGAGTTTTGTTATCCTCAAGCCGGGCATTGTTAAGCAACTGTATTTCAACATCTTTGGCATCAAGTTTTTTAGTAAAGTAGTTCCACATAAAGCGAATGACTATTATTAATGCTATGACCGTTATACCTAATACGCCCTGCGTAAAGTAGTAGCTCATTGGGTCTTGGGCTGTAGCGGCTGCAGCAATATATTCCATAATGCCGCCTAAGAGCTATAGATATTTCCGTAAAGGTTCTGCGATGTATTCAGGCTACTCAGTGATTGTTTGCCATATAGCCCAAGCGCTGATAGCTCAGATTTCTTAAACCAGAGGTCGCCACTAGGATTAGAGTATTTAAAGTTTTCGGAGTACGGACCGGCTGTTTGTCCATAGCTCTCTGTAGGTTGCTGGTCTAGCGGTGCTTGCAGTGCGCGCTTTACAGACTCCATAACTACCCATTGGACCGTCATAAAGTAAGCAGGGTCAGCATTTACCTTGTCATCCACATTAACGCTTACATCAGAGCCTATGAGCCTCAGCCGGTTACTTGCCATCTTGAGCATGTACAAAGCTCTAGTAGAGCTATCTGGTGCTTTCCAAAACAGCGTTAAATCATCCACATTTGCATATGGGTCTGGTGTATATACTGGTGTTACAACGCCTGCCATTACTGACCTCCTCCAAATATGCTGCCTGCGGTGCTTGCAGCGCGTTTAGCAGCCAATTCCTCAGCCTCTTTAATGCTGATGCCCAAAAAGCGATAACCGGCAATAGTGCCTTGCAGCTCTGGCATAGCCTGTAGCAGTTTAAATACGCCATCGCCGGTTGCGCCAATATCAACATTAAATACTGGTTTCCAAGCTGGTGTGATACCGCGTAAGCCATCAGGAATTTGGTTATTGTCGTCAATCGCTAGGCGCAAAGTAATAGCAAGCTCTTTAATTTGCGCGCCCATCTCCTCCTGACTGTTGGTAGCCTCTAATAGTAAGTCATCTGACATAGCTATTAAGCTCTCAGCGCTGCTTGGGTTTGCAGTTTCATAGCCAAGGTTGCGGAGTGTTAAGCCGGTCTCAGCACAGAAATCACGCGCCTTGTCTTTTTTGGCTGTCTCAAACTGGTCAATGCTCATTTGCGCGAGCTGTCCAACTTCTGGCTTATCGCCATCCTCATCTTTGGTAATTGCCCAAACTCTACCAATGGCGCTGTCTAGGTCAGCATCTTTTTTAGCACCCTCAGCTAGACCATTAATGTAGCGCTGTGGCAAGCTATAAAATTCCTCTGCAATTTCCTCGCGGCGCTTGAGCCGTCCGACCTCTTGAATGATGCGGCGGACCGTATTGCTAAGGCGAGATTTGCCAAGTGGCTTGGCTGCGCTAGCCCGGCGAGTTAATGGGTGCAGCAAAGTACGCCCTGTAGGGTTTTCTACTATTTCCGATAATGTGCGACCTATGAAAATAGCAGTATAGACAGGGGTAAAGACCATGTAATCAGCAGGTGCAAACCGTACACCTTTCTTTTTTGGCTGTGGCTGCGCCCATCGCGTAACTGCCAAGCCATACCTCAGCAAGCCGGTGGTCTGGTCTACGCACCCGGTAGCCTCTGCAGCGGTAAATGGTACTAGCACTTTTTGCAAATTGCCGTCTGAGTCAGCATCATCAGAGATAGCAATAAATGAGCAGCCGCCAATGTAGGTGTCATGCTTAACATTATTAATAACTCTCATGCCACCAATGCCCTCTAGGTATTCATTGATGCCGAATTTGTCGCCAACAAAGCCCTCAAACACAACGCGGTCTGAAAGGGTATTAATTGCCCGGCTAGCCCATCCAATACCGGGGCGCAAATGGACCATCTTAGCAGGGGTAGAAATGCCGTAATCGCGGATGTCATTATCAGCATCGTAATATTCGTACTTATCCTGTACGCCCGGCTCATGGCTAGCCAAGTCCAAAATCAGCTTATTTGCTAGTTTGGTTGCTTCGGCTATTAGTGGGTTTTCCGGCTGCTGAGTTGGTTGCATTTCTGTCCTCATTAAGCCGGATTTGCCGCACCGTATGCGTGGTTGTTATTTGATTAGTATTATACCAGATATTGTAATTGTAACATAAGGGCTATGGCAAGCTATTCAATCTCTGTTAGGCGAATGAATGCGCCGGGCTGCCCTTTACGGTATTCAGCTTGTATGGCAATACGCGGCACATCCTGCCATTTATCATCGCGCAATACCAATGCCTCTACTAGCATATCCAGCAGGCTACTCAAGCGGTTATCCAAATCACTGCGAGTCTTGGTAGCAAAGTAAATGATGACCTCAATGCCAACCGGCACATAAAAGCGCTGCCGGGTCTGTATGCGGACCTGCCTTAATGCATCATTCTGCCACTGAACAAATTTTTTACTCGGAAAGCTCATACCATCGCCGCGATTGATGCGCTGGTTTTTCTTGCTTGGTACACTGCCCTCAAGTACCAGCTCTATCATCTTGCCATTTGCTTTTGCAGTTTTTTAATAATAGCCGGGTCATATATGGCGATGCCGCCTAATGGGTCTACAGTTGCTGCTACCTCTGCAGCCTTATAGCCAAGGTAACGGACATAGGCAGGTAAAAAGTCATTACTGTCTAGGCTACCGCCTGTGCGGACCGTCCATTTTTGAGCATCCAATATTAACTTCTGGTATTGGTTTTCACTAGCAATGAGTAATATATCTTTGCTCTTTAGCGGCAGGCTTAATTGTGCGACATTGCCAAAACTTGCTGCAGTGGCAGTATCACGCGCAACATAGAAACCGCTGCCTAGCTCTAGCCCGGCGGCACTGACATTAGCCCCTGTGCCGCGAAATACAACCTGCCCACCATCCGGGGCTATCGGCGCTGCTGCGCCAAGGTTACTTTTACCAGCCTTGTAATTATTAAGTAGCCCATTTTTTGACCTATAGCCTTTAGTAACAATCTTACCCTCACAGCCTCCATGTCGCTCAAACACATC